ACAAAGATTTAGTCAATAACGTGCTTAGGAGACTCAGGGAGATAGAAGTAACCTCTGTGCAAACTAATTCCTACAGCAAACTCATAGGTGACCTTGTGAATGACGCAAAGGACCTTGTGGAGAACTCTTGGGACTGGTCTGCACTCAGGACTACCCTTACGATTACTACTACGGCTGACGTATTCAACTACTCTTTAACTGGCAGCCAGAACAGCATCAAGGAACTAAACGTGTTGAACGACACGTCTAACTCTGAGATGGAGTACCAGACTAACAACTGGTTTGACTCACAGTTTTTCCTAGGCAACCCTGTTTCTGGGTCACCACAGTACTACACGTACAACGGTGTTGACACAGACGGTGACACTTTGATTGACATTTACCCAAAGCCTGACGGAGTTTACTCCTTACGTTTTAAATGTGCGTTACGCAACCCTGACTTGAGTGCTGACACAGACACACTTAAGATACCAGCGATGCCTGTACTACACCTTGCGGTAGCTCTTGCTTCCCGTGAACGTGGTGAGACTGGTGGTACTGCTACTCAGGAATACTTTGCTATGGCTAACAAGTACCTGTCAGATGCTATTGCACAGGACGCTGGTAGACACCCAGAAGAAACTATCTTCTACACGCCTTAAGGTATTTATATGGCACAAGAACTCAAAAGTATTAATCTTGTAGCTCCGGGTTTCAAAGGTATCAACACTGAGGAATCACCGTTGTCTCAGGACCCTTCCTTTGCTGAGACTGCTGACAATGCAGTAATTGACAAAAGAGGGCGTATAGCAGCACGTAAGGGCCACAACGTCATAACTACTAATAAGACGCAGCTAGGTACTGACTCCCTGAGTGCTATAAAAGAGTTCAGAGATGATTTAGGGACCACTAAGGTCTTCTCTGTAGGTAACAACAAGATACTTAGTGGTACAACCACGTTGGCTGATGAGACTCCCGGCAGTTACACAATCAGTGCAGACGACTGGAAGATGGTCAACTTTAATGGCAGCGTCTACTTCTTTCAGCGTGAATTTCAACCCCTAATATATAACATAACTGATTCAGGGACATCTGGAGGTGCTGGCAGCAGCGTAGTGACTCTAAGTTCTGTCCACAGTGCGTCAGGTCTTGTTTCAGCAATGTACGGCAATGAAGTCTTAGCAGCCTACGGTAGACTGTGGACTGCTGACTTTGCTACAGACAAGTCAACTATTTATTGGTCTGACCTTTTGTCAGGCCATAAGTGGTCCGGTGGAACCTCTGGCTCTATTGACATATCTAAAGTCTGGCCTGACGGTTATGACGAAATTGTTGCACTAGCTGCACATAACAATCTTTTGATTATCTTTGGCAAGCGCAGTATCGTAGTTTACTCAGGTGCTGATGACCCTTCTAGTATGGCTTTGTCCGACACTGTTTCCGGTATTGGCTGCGTAGGTAGAGACACGGTACAGTACACGGGTGTAGACGTAATCTTTCTTTCCCAGACTGGCTTAAAAAGCTTCGGAAGAACGATACAAGAAAAATCTATGCCAATAAGTAGTTTGTCCGGTACAATCACCACGGACATCATACACTTAATTAATGAGACAGGTGAAGTTTATAAGTCTGTGTATTACCCAGAAGCAAACTTCTACTTACTTACTTTTACAAACCAAAACATGACTTATTGTTTTGACATTAGAGGCACTCTGGAAAACGGGTCATACAGAGTTACACGCTGGCCTGCAACTAGTTTTACTTGTTATGAACGCAAGGACAACGGAGACTTACTCGTAGGCAGCGCACAGGGCATAGGACAGTACACAGGCTTTCAGGACAACGGTGGTTCCTACAGCTTCAAGTACTTTAGTGCCGCGTTGTCGTTTGGTGACCCCTCTAAACTTAAGTTCCTAAAGAAGATTAGACCGACGGTAGTAGGCGGCACTGGTCTCGATATACTGGTAAAGTGGGACTACGACTTTGGCTCTTCTTACAACACAGGCATCCTGACGCTAAGGGACCAAGCAAACGCAGAGTTTGGTTTAGACGAGTATACCGTGGGTCAATATTCAGACGGTATCCTGACATCTAAAGACGCTGTAAACACTAACGGCAGTGGAGGAACATTGAGCATTGGTATGGAAACAAGTATCAATGGCAACGAACTGTCAATACAAGAAATCAATGTACTTGCACTAGTAGGTAAAACAATATGAGTATTTTTACAAAAATTTTAGAAGGCATTGGAGGCGAAGATAACGCTGGCAAAACTGCCGCTGCTCTAGGCTTAGGTACTGCTGGTCTAGCCCTTGCTGAAAAAGGGTACAGCGACATAGGAGACATTGGCCGCGAGGCTTATGAAGGTCTAGCAGGAGAACAAGGGTTAGCCCAAGAACTCCGTGGTATGATGGAGTTTCAGCCTTACACTGTGACTTCCGCTACTGGTGGTCAGTTTGGTATGATGCAGGACCCTGCTACGGGTCAGATGACTTACCAACTAGCTGCTTCTCCTGAAGAACAAGCTCTACAGCAGCAAGCCCTGACAGACGCAAGTATGTTCTTTGGACAAGCAGCAGCTCCTATAGCTCAACGTGAGCAAGACGTGTACAACCGTATGCGTTCAGTCATGTCTCCTGAAGAAGAACGACAGCGTCTGGCTCTAGAACAACGCATGGCAGCTCAGGGACGCACAGGTGTACGTACAGCACAGTTTGGTGGAACTCCTGAACAACTTGCGTTGGCTAAGGCACAGGAAGAAGCTAGGAACCAAGCGATGTTGGGCGCTATGGAGTTTGCAGGACAAGAGCAACAACGTCAGGCAAAACTAGGGACAGGTATGTTAGCCGCTGGTTATGTACCACAGGCACAGTTGCTCAACGCGCTGCAGCCCGGAATGTCTGCTTCAGAACGTCAGAGACAAGCTATGTCGGAACAAGCAAAATCATACGGTCAGACCTATACTACAGGCTTAGAAGCACTACTACAGTCTGGTTTAGGACAAGCTAGTTTAGCTGGTGGCTTCGGTAGTAGCATCGCTAGTTCAGCACTTGGTGGCTTGTTTAGTTAATAAGGAGAACATGTAATGGCTCAATTTTCACAAGGATTTCTGTCTAGCTTAGGCAGACCAGAGATGTCACAAAGCTTGTTTGGCTTAGGTGCTGCCATTGGTGGTGTTCCGGGGCAGATGAAGCAGAGGCAGAAGGAACAAGGGTTTAACCAGTTGATGCAACAGGTACAAGCCGCACAGGGTTCTGGAGACTTCGCAAGCATGAAGGCTTTGTCGCAGAAGATGGCTCAAACAAACCCACAACAAGCTGCTCAAATAATGCAGGCTGCTATTGCGGGAGAAGAGAAACAAAAAATAGCTCAAGAACAAACACAGGGAACTAGAGCTGGGGCACAGATGCTAATGTCTGAATTACAGGACTACGCAACTGATGAAACAATCCCAGAGGCTTTACGTCAGAGGGCAGGAAACTTTCTTAGGGCAGCAGCACAAGCTGGAGATAGAGCTTCTCTTTTAGAGCCTCGTGTAGCAGAGTTAAGAAAGCTTATAACAGCGCCTGCAGGACAGAACTTTGCAGTTGTAGGAAACAGGGTGCTTGACAGGAATACAGGGAAGTTTATAAGTCCTTCCGAAGCTGCTGATGAGTTGAACATTAAAGACTTAAAAGAAATTGTTACTTCAGAGTCAATAGTTAAATATCTTAAGTCAGGTGACCGCGACATGTTGGTACCTCTTGCTGGAGAAGATGAGAAACCAGAAGAGACCTACGTATCCGAACTACAAGAGATAGACAGAAAGTTAGCTACTGCAGATAAGGCACTAGGTCTTGTTGGTGAGTACTCTCCTCTGACTTATGATGTTGCAAAGTACATTCCGTTGACTGATTCAAGAGAACTCAATAATTACGTAGAAACCTTACAAAGTAACCTTGCTTTCAGTAGACTTCAAAAAATGCGTGACGAGTCTAAAACAGGAGGCGCTTTGGGGCAAGTTTCTAACATTGAATTACGTCTTCTTCAGTCGTCAATAGCTGCACTTGATCCCGGAGCAGCTAATTTTGCAGAACAGTTAAAGGTTGTTAGAGAATCTTATCAAGACTTCAAAAACGCTCTGCTAGGTAAGCCACCGTCAGGAGAAAGATACATAACTAAAGACGGTGTTTTGTACTACGAGTTAGATAACGGAACCTTTGAAAACTTGACTGAAAGGTCAAGACTAGAAGAAGCAGTAAACACAGATGTTGGCTAGGTTTTGGTAAAGGAGAAATTAAATGGCTGTTGTTACTGATCCTAAATTAATAGAAGAGTTAAACAGACTTAAAGAACAAAAACAGGAAGCTGGTGTTCGGTCTTCTCGTGTAACTGATCCTGAATTAATAGACAGTTTGAATGAACTTAAGGCGAAACGAGCGTCTAAACAACGTGGGCAAACTGAAGAGTCTCAACAATCCGCTGTGCCTGAAGGCAGTGCTTTTGGCGACTTCTTGAGAACTGTTGGTTCAATTGGATCAAGCGTTATAGCAGAGCCTATTGCGGGTTTGGGCGGTCTAGCTACTCTAGCGGCTACTGGAGGCGACCCTGCAAAAGCAGTGGAGGCGATTGAGGCAACAAGAGAGACGTTGACGTACACCCCAGAAACTGTTGGCTCACAGGCAGCACTGCAAGCTATTGGAGAAACACTAGCTCCTATTGCTGAAGGCCTAGAGACCGTCAGTTCTGCGTCTGGTGATACTATATATGAATGGACAGGATCACCCGCGTTAGCTGCTGCTGCCTACTCTCTGCCTACAGCTGCTCTCGAATTAGCAGGTCTTAAAGGCATCAGAGGTGTTAAACAACTGAAAGAAGCTGACCTGCGTAAAGGGCAAAAGGCTGCTCTTTTAGACCCAGAGTTGAAGTACAGCGGGTCTGTAGCTGAAGTCAAGTTAAATAAGAAAGGACAGTTGGTAGAAGACAAGGTAGGTAAGAAACTGGTTGCTGGTGGTGTGAGTCCTAATGATACCGCTGTAATTACTAATAGCAGTCCGGCCACGAAGTTTCGTATGCAGTCTATGGTCAAAACATTTGAAGAAGGCAAGGGTAACGACATCTTGGCTATGACTAATAGGACTACAGCAGAAATTGGAGAGTCAGTCACCCGTAGACTTCAGATTTTGCAGGGCAAGCGCAAAGACCTTGGTAAAAGGCTAGATTCTGTCGTTAAAGGAGAAGTAGGTAAAACTCCTGTAGACGTCTCTAACTCTATGTCCGGACTGAACAAGATACTCAAAGACGAAGGTGTCCTGCCTCGAATTAGAGCAGGTGAGCTTAGTCTTCCAAACCAGTGGTACAAAGGGACTACTTTTGATATTAAAGTGATGGCTCCTGTTAGAAAAACTATTGAAGACGCTTACAAATTGTTTGACATAAAAACAACTCTAGGAAAGACTGACTTAGCAAGTGCACACAAACTAAAGAAGAACTTAGATGAGTTTATCAATGTTGCAAAACTTCAAGAGTCTGGTGTTTCTCCTAACGTCATGAGGTCTATTGTAGACATGCGAAGAACAATTAATGACGAATTAGCTAAAGTTGATTCTTATGGCACTATAAATAAGGAACTAAGCGAAGTAATTTCAGTAATGGACCCCTTTAATAAGTACCTTAAGCCGGGAGAGAAATGGTCAGATGTAAAAGTTTCTGCTGTCACTGGAGAGTCTATGAAGAATCTGTCTGCAGACTCTTCCTCTGCCGTAGAACTTGTGTCTAATCTTTCAGGACTGGATAAAACACTTAAAAACAGAGGGGTCGCCCTTATGGATGACCCTAGAGCCTTGGTTCAGTTTAGGCAGGCTTTGCTAGATAACTTTAATATCGAGCCTAGAATACCTGAAACAGACATGGGAAGAAATTTAAGTGGATTAGCCGTCTCTACTGCTATAGGTAATAAGTTTGGTGCTGCTCACGACGTAGGTAGACTAATCTCGTCTGGTATGAAGAAGAAAGAAGCTGAACGTCTGGTTGCACAACGAAAGAAGAAGTTTAACATGATTAAAATGGCTGTTAGACAGAACTAAAACAAAGGGGGCCAATAGACCCCCAGTTCCACTCTAGATTTCACAACTGTTACCAACACAGGCCAACTGTTGTGACCCTTCAGTCATGTCTGTTTCCTCAACGATGTCCCACTCGATAATCTTAGGAAACTCCTTGACTAGCTGCTGGTACGTCTT